TTGTTTCTAGTACTGCATTGAACTCATCTCCTGTTTCACAATCTTCTATTTTAAAGTACGAACCACTAGGTGGACTCAAAAAAAAAAGACAACGATTTCTATCGTTGTGAACAGTTAGGTCAAACTCTGCTGACCAACCAACCAGTCCATTATTGAACCTATCAGCGAATGGAACACAATTGACTGTGCCATTCACCTCCATTCCATAATTTCCTTTCTGTACATAGGATGTTAAATCATTTAAGATACTCATTGTGTTAGAATGAATATCTACCATATCGTTAGTCCCATAGAAAGGTACTTCTTGTTTATTATCTTTTCTATTTGGTATATCATCATCATTTAAGATTTTTGATTTGTCAGCAACGATTAACTGAATTCTATAATCAGTTGTATTGTTTGTAAAGTTTGCATTTTGTATCATTACATTACCAATAGGATACTGAGGAAATTGTGTTGTATCTATACCAAATAAATCTCCTTGTGTTACCTTTGCAATACTTGGATGATTCTTCATAATGTTCTTGAAGAAATTTAAAGTATTATAATACAAAGAAAAGTTTACTCCACTATCCTTAGTAATCTGTTGAGGTGCTGTATTTTGTGATGCTGTACTCATATCTTATAATTGTATTCCACCAAAGTATTGATTTGATTGGTCAGGATATATCATAGTTGAATCTCCTGTACTCTCATTATACTCAGGTACGTTTTCATTATTTGCTACTAACCAATCTTGTAATCTTGTTGAATAGTAATCTGCATTATTCAATGCTTTATTTAACAAGTAATCTACTTCATTTTTACCTGGTGCAACTCCTGTTTCACTTTGTTGTTTAACTGCACCATTTGATTTAAATGTTACTGAACTAAATGGAATATATTCTACACACGAATACCAAATTAAAGTTGGTTTTACATATTCTTCTACAAGAGTTTCATAATATCCTGTAAATGCAGTTTGTGCTTCTACATCATCTTGTAATTTATTGTATAATACAGTACCAAGTAAGTTAAGTATATATTTTTCTTGTGCTGTTCTAATGAAAGGTAGAAGAGCATCGGCATCAATTGCACCACCTAATGGTGTGTTCTTGATAATATCGTTTCGTGTTATTAATAATCCAAATGCCATAATTTTATCTTTGTTTATATTGTTGAGTCGTAATGTGATTCAAAACCAAAATCTGTTGGTCTTATCGGTTCATACTCATCATTCTTTGTTTCTTTCTCTAAACTTTCTTCTCCTTCTCCACCTTGTAAGTTATCATCTATCTCTTCTTGTACTTCTTCTATTGTCTGTTCTGTATCATCTGCTGTATCTGAAAGGATTACAAGAGGTGTCAGTTGTTCAAAATATAAATCTGAACAATCTATACCACCAACCTTAAATGCGTTGTATATAGAGTTTATAACAAGGTTTTGGAATGGGAATATCGTCATCGTTTGCATAATTGAATATGCAGTTTTCATTTCTTCCGATTGAGAAGAGAATCCATTGTTTGCAGTTCTAATACCAAATAATAAAGGTGATACTATTCTATGAGCTACAAGAATTCTATCTTGAGCGTATTCAGCAACATACTGATACTTCTCGTGTAAGTTCTCCATCGGAAAGGTATCAATAGTAGGTTTGTTTACTGCATCATCATTAAACGATACCATAAATCTACCAGCATTACGAGTACCTGTAAACTTAGCTTCTAATAAGTTTTCTATTGTTTGTCTTTCTTCGGGTGCAGGAACTCCATTATTGAAATTCACCATACCTACTGGCAAGAAACCATTTTCTATATTGTTAAGGTGTAAGTTAGATAGTTCTGCTTCACTAAATGAAAATTGTAATGCAGAAATCCAATCAGGTAATGAATAGTAATATCTGTTAGGTTCGTATTCTTTTACATAAAGTATTTCTACTTCTTCATTAGATGAACCAAAGACAGGTAAATACTTTTTCTCTTTCTGTCTCCTATGGTCACTCCAATCAGAACAATAGTAGTATCCTTCGATTCTACCCATATCATATATCTTCTTTGCTCTTAAATTTTGAACAGGCATATGATACATTCTTAATATCTGTGTATGTGATTTATTCCAAATGATTTGCCAAGCAGCATTACCATATAATTTTAAATCAAAAGTAATCTTTCTTAAATCTTCTGGTGGAATTATCTTATCTAATTGTTCTTGTTTACCTTCTTCTTTTGTAAAGATACCTTTACCATAAATTAAATCTGCTACACCTTCAACACAAGCTGCGTTAGTTGTAGAGGTGTTATAGGCTTCAGTTACCATACCAAAGTAATCATCTTGGTCTAATATCCCAACAGGCACCCATTGATACCTTGTTTTTGTATCTTCTGTAACAATAGGAACATCCTGTCTTGTTAAGTTTAATACTGAAAATTGTTCTTGTTTCTTCATATTACTATATAATCGTTATCTGTTGTATTGGATATAAACTCTTCGTTCTGAGTTAGATATACTACTTTATCAATACTTTGTGATGCATATACTTGCATCGTTCCACTATATACACTACCACTTACTGAACCACTTAAGTGTACTCTAAACTCTTGAGCATCTCTTACAGAACCCTCTAATGATTGAGAGAACGTAAGTATGTTCTCGTATGGGTTGAATGTATAAGAACCACTTAAATCATAATATGATGAACTATAAGTCATCATATCTTGTAATACAAGTGTCATATCTTCCGCAATATCAGAACCACTAACTACTAAACTAGCAGTATCTTGTGTTCTAACTGTAAATTGGTTACTCTGTGATATATAATACGATAGCATATCTAATGTTTAGTAATATAACAATCTAACATTAACTTATAACGAAATCAAAATAAATGAGAAAAAGCTTGTTTATATCAAATAATTTTTGTATATTAGAGTATAATATTAAAACAAATAAAAATATGAACATAGAACAAGAAATTTCTTAAAAATAAATGAGAAAAAGCTTGTGCATATGGAATATTTTTCGTATATTAGTAAGGTAATAAGGTTAAGGTCTCACCTTTTAGAAGAGACCAAAAATTAAAATAAATAAAATATAAAATTATGAGTAAAACAATTAAAGAATTAAAAGAAGAATTAAAAAATAAAATTAGTTATCAAGAAGGATTAGGGAAACCAACCTATGAAGATGTTTTAGAGGATTTTTATTACGATGAAACAGATGACACAAATGATTATATAGTTTGTTCTGGTTGTAAAAGTGAGATTAAAATGTTGTTTATGAGGATAGATTATTTCTTGAATAACGGATTTACAAAAGAGGACTTACAACCTCTTTACAATTCCATAAATGACTACCAAACACTACTATGGGATGTTCGGTTAAAGGACCGAGTAGAATTAGAACTATTATAGAATTAGAAAATTAAAATTATGTACTATTTAGACATTTGTAAACCAACAACTCCACAAGAGTATTATTCACAACATGGGTTCTCACCCTTAGAAGAAGCAGTAAAGAACTTAGAAGTAGAAAGAGTCGAGTGTGTGATGGGTCATATTGATGGTAGAAAACAAATCACCTATGATAAGTTGTATCCAATATGGAAATCTTACTTTGACCAAGTTCTTCCAAATCACATCAATGATTCATCTTATATGAGTTCAGAACAAGTTCAAAAATATATTCAAAGGATTAAATAAAAAAACCCCTCTCACGAAGAGAAGGGTTTAGTTTATTTAAGTCTCAAAAGTATTTCCTACTTATGACCCATATACGATTGTTGGTTTATCAACTCCTGTTAATCCTGCAAATGCATCACTAACTGTTGAACCACTAATGAATGGTGCTGGAAGTTTTTCTTCACCTGTGAAAGTAGCAGAATAACCATAAAGGTCACCTAACGCTCCACCAGTTTGAATTGTTCCTGCAGTTAAATCATTACCATGTACTTCTCCAGCTAATAGTGTATCACCTGAATTAGTCCATACAAGGATTTGTGGTCTCCCATAAGCTAACAATTTAAGTTGAGTAGTCATCTCGTTAGTTAACTTCTTAAGGTTAACAACTGTTTCTTGAGAAAAGAACGTTGTTCCATTTTCTCTTGAAGAGTTGACTGTTTCTGTATAAGTAGAAGTTCCTTTGAGTTCATAAAAATATGCTGTAGAACCAGATAGTGAAGATATTTCTCCATTACCGTTCTTAGAAAACGAACCTGTTTCATAGTTGATAAAATACACTCCTTGTATTCCACCTACTGAATCTTTACATACTTCGTTTCTTCCTGCTGTGATATTACAACTCATAGTTTCTCCTTTTTATTAATTGTTAGACTTATTATCCTGCGTAATATACGATATCATTACCAATACCAAATTGTGTACCAGCAGTATATCTCATTATTACTCTATAATTTTGCGAACCATCAAGGTTTGCCATATCTAGAACTCTTACTTCGTTGTGGTCAGATAATAAACCTGTTCCGAAGAATAAGTTAGATTTCTGTGCTGCAACGATTTTATCATCACTCATACCAGGACAAAGAACGATTTCAATACCTTGGAAGTTTGATGGTTTTTCACCAACGTTTAATTGGTTGTTGTAAGAACCTACATTTGTTT